AACGACTGGCGAACGTCGGAAACTTGGGCGAACAGTCAACAAGGGAATTAAAACGAACAATTCGTCTGACCCTGCTGCCCGTTTGAAGTTTGTTTCGGACGAGACCGGCCAAGGAATCGCTTACCGGGAAAAACTTTCAGACGGTAAAAGCATCCAACAGATCCTCAAAGGCGGAGGGAAAGCACCAGCCGCTCAAGAAGAAGTCGTTGAAGAAGCCGCAGAAGTCACCAGCATCGCGGAAGCAGCCAAGATCATTCGAGATGGCGGGCCACTGTCCTCTATCTCTCCCTCAATACTCGCTGAGGCCCTTACAAAAGCGAATCTTTTCCAGCGAAACAAAGACACTTACGCCACAAATCGCGCCGGCACATACAAAATGCAGTCGTCGAAGGGTTCCGGAGATCACCTATCTGCGGGTCTCGCCTCGGAAATTCAGTCACATCTCGGTTTGAAATCTCCCGATATCGCGGCTGTTGGCAAGGGCGATAAGAAGAAATATCTTTCGGAAGTAGCAGAGAGTGCTGCTTCAGGCTTTTCAGTTGACAAGACCTCAAAGTTCAACGATCTGCCAACGTCTCAGGTTGCTGCACTCATGGTTTCAGACATTCTTGCTGATATTCCTGCGAGGACCACCAACTCTGTAGCCATAATGAAAAAAGGTGATGAGATTGCTGCTTTCCCCGATATCGCAAAATCTGAGTTGATTGACCTGTCTGATATCAAAGTCCGAGAGCGCACATCGGCTCGAATTCGAGAGTTCGCATCGGTCTCTGGCGATGGTCTATACACGAAGTATTATAGAGAGTTGAAAGATGATCAGCGCCGCTTGCTTCAACAGCAAATCGACGAGTTAATCGAAAAAGCGCGCGAGTTCAACTTCACAAAATATCGCGAACGGCTATACCGAGACGGAGAACTTAGCAAGGCTGAAAAAGTCCATCTGAATATTATCCAAAAGATCGTTGCAAACCGTGTTGACGTTCTTCGACAAAGCCGAGATCAACTCATGTCGGTCCTCGGAGGTAAAAAGTGAAGCAGTACGCACTCGTAAAAGATTCGATTACCGGCGATACCTATGGTGTCGTCATTCGAAGCAACGGTTCAGAAACGTGTCTGGCGGTAAAAGGGGAAGCCGAAGCATGGGCTGACTCGTTCAACGACATGGAAACTAAGTCGCTGGAAGACAACCTTCCGTACGGCGTAAAAATCGGTGATTTTCATGGCATGACAGAAGCCGAAGAAGTCATCGTTCACGAAATGGCACTAACCAAGCAAGATCTCCGTCTCCCTAACCGCGACATTCTCACGCTTGTCAAGTCGGTTAAGTTCAATGGAACCTCCGATCTGGCTGTGATCAAAGATGCACCCATCGCTTTCTTTGAAGATTCCGAAACCGCTGTCGAATACAAAGTCAGGGCGTTCATTGCTGACATGGCGCGCGGATCTGTCCTCGCGAAGGTGCGCAGCACGCATCTCGGCATTGAGAAAAAAGGAATGACGTTCAAGTCTCGCAAAGATAACGACTTCCTTCGTGAAGATCTTTCACAAATGGCTCTCGGATATGGCGCTTTGCGTCGTGCCGCCAAGGACGTCCTTAACGAAAAGCAATACATTCTTGATTCCCACGAGGGATACAGCCTCGATGAAGAAATCGAACTCCACGTCAAGGCGCTTGGCCCGAAACTTGGTGGTGGCCTTCGTGCCGCACCGCGTGGAATGGCTTTTGTTGACATTACTGGCCGTGTTGACGGTGACCGTGACGGAATTGTGTTCGAAGGTGTTACCGGCATGGAGCGCCCGATCATTCCACGGTTCGTTGTCCCTCAGGGGATGGCGCGTCGCGTTTCGCGTGCTTTGGAAGGCGATTCGATGGAAATCGAAAAGCGTCGCCGTTCGGGAGAGCGAGATTTGGGAATTGATCAAGCAACGCTGACGCAACGGCTTGGAAACGATGCCCGCTTCCTTCAGGAATACAACGCAGGCGGTGCTCAGTCACGTCGTGCAGCCCGCAGGGAAGGATTACAGCCAGTTGATCGCCCCACCACCTACGGCGGAGGCGCCGAACTTCTGAAACCCAAGAGAGGGCGTCGTCGAACCGAAGATTACCCGCGCATGGATCCAGAAACAGTGGATCGTTTGCGTAACATGCGTTTCGTTCCCGAGACCAGCCGTTCTGGTCGGTCACGTCAAAATCGTATTATCAACACGCCGGCTGCTGACGGTGGACCACCACGTCGCGCTGTCCGTGAGCGTTCTGGTCGCGTTGTTCCCGAGCCACCGGCACGTGATGCTCGGGGCGGAATGCGTTCCGAGCGTTCATCACGAAGAACTGATTGGGAAGAAGTAACCGGAAACAGGGGTTTCTACCTCGACGATGAGAACATGAAGCCAGTCTCAAGGCGACAAGATGAATTTGGACGGGTCGAGGAAATTTATCAGAACAGAGACACCGGCAAATTTTCGGGTCGGCAATCAGGTTTCTCTGATTACGACGACACCGGGATACCGATCTTTGACCCCGAAACCCGAGAAAGAGAATTTGATACGGCTGAGGAGGTCCAGCGCCTTGCAGAATTAGACAGCGCGAATCAGTTCAGCGGTATGCAATCGCGCCGAGGACAAAACGAAGACGGATCAGTACCAGAGGGCGATTTTGTCGATATCGACTTGACGATGGAAGAGGTCGGCTACTTGTCTGACATCGTCGACAACATCCGTAACGATCTCGCGTCGGCCAACGACTCTGAAGTCGACGAACTATGGCAAGAGTTTACGGACGCAATCAACGATGCTTCGGACGGAGTCGACGTTGTTCGTCTCGACCGTGACAAAGCGGAACGACTCCGCGAAATGCTTGAGAACATCTACGATGAAGAAATCCAGATGGGCAACCCGTCCCCAGAGGAAGGTGACGTCCTCGACCTTCTAGGACGCGCAATTGACTCACCCGACGGTGTATGGGTTTCCCCTTCAATCGAAGACAACGGCGGCTCGCGGCTCGGCACTGGAGGAATGCGCTCGGGTCGTGGGAACTTTGTAAGAGACCGCGATCAAGCCGCCGAAATGGCTGGCATTAGTCGGGAAGACTTTGATCAAGTCGAAGACTTTGTTTCCAACATCGACATCGACGGAGAAATCCCGGGCGAAATCGAAGGTGGTATTTCACGAGGGGAAGACCTCGGAAAGCGCACCTCATGGGGAGCCCGAGTATCCAGCAATAACGACGCGCGTGAGGGCTACCTTGAAGACGGTCCACTGAAGGGAAGCCGCTGGGAACTCATCAGTGAACGCGTCGAAGCCGCGTCAACATTCAACGATCCGGGTGAAACTCTTAGCGGACGCGATTACCTGCAGATCGACACACCTGATGGGGTTCGACTCGAATTTGAGTCAGAGACATGGGAAGACCCAATGTACTTCGACCGCGCCATTCAGATCTCTGGAGGCGGAATGCGTTCCGGTCGATCAGGTGGCGGCCCTGACACCCGAAACAGTCTGGCAGACGACCCGAAATACAGCACGAAAGTTCCTTCAAACATGAAGGATGTCCGCAGCGATCTAGCAATGCTGGCTGCAAACGGCTGGGTTTGGGAAGAACGCGGTATGAACATTTACTTCGCTTACCCAGACCGCATGTACGAGTGGGCCAAGAGCCAACCAGATTCATGGCGACGTGGATTCGGAGAAAGCCTGATGCGCGGAGGGGTTATCCCTCGCCACTTCGGTGTTCACCCTCGCGGAGCCAAGAAGGGTGACAACACTCCAGTCATCAAGGAAATGAAAAAACGCGTCAACGCGATTTTCGGTGCGGATGCATGGTCCGACATGCAGAAAAACGCCAAGAACAACGGCGTTGGCAAAATTGGTGACGTTCCTTCTGTTGTTCCCGCCGGAGGCATGACGAGTGGTCGTGGACGTCTACGTTCAGCGCAGGATGAAATCACTGGTGCCGCAGGTCTCGGTGGAGGTATGCGAGCACGTCGTTTCGGTGGCGGTCGTAACGGCATTAAGAAAGTCAACGATCGTGACGGCTCCATCATGGACCAATTGTCGGACGACCAGAAGAAGCAAATGGTCGAAGCCGCTCTCGAACGGGAAGGTCAACTTTTCTGGGCGATCACCCAAGGCGGACTGTTCCGTGCTCTTCGCAACACGATGGAAGACGACGGCCGCTATGAGGGGATGTCGGTTGAGGAAAGGAAGAACGTCCCCATTGACAACGACCTGATCCCCCGCATGCAGAAAATGCTTGATGATGCGTTGCGTGATGGAGAGGTAACCGAGGAAGCGTATGCAAAGTTCCAGCGTCAGATTGATGACATTAAGACGTTGAACAACATGCGTGAGCGCGGCAATCACGATCTTCTTGAGCATCTTCACGAGCCTTCACGTAAAGAGATTGTGAAGAAGGCGCGCGCTAAAGACAACACGATCCCGACGCTCGCAAAGTTGGGTGGCGGGGGAGAGTCCACGTTCTACAACGACGAGGCATACGCTTCGGCGCAGGGTGTTGGTAAGAGCACTGCCGACCGAGCCGCCAAGCGTCGAGGTAAGAAACGCATTCCTCTGTTCGACCGACTCCTTGATCCGGACCCCAACCGTGCTCAGCGTCGTGCGAATCGTCGCGCCCGTCGTCGCGGTTTAACTGGTGGACGTCGAGCAGCAGATGTGAACCTTGCGGACACAGTTCGTTTGCGTCGGCGTATCGCCCGACAGTTGCGTAGGGCCCGTCGTCGTCTTCGTGGTGAGCGAAACGAGAAATCGATCCGTGAAGCATTGGCCAACAAGCGTTCCACGCATCCTTTGAAGCGAGACAGCCTCGGTCGACCTGTTGTCGATAAAGCGTTTATCTCGCACATGGCTGAACTTGGCCGACTTAAGGGCGACAGGGATCGTGGCGAAAGGTCGAAGGAGACAGCGGATGACTTCCTCCGTGACCTTTGGGAGAACGGAAATATGAACGAACTTCCGGAACTACTTTCGGAAGACGAAGTTCAGGCTCTTCTCGATTCCGGATGGAAACCCGTGTTCCGAGGTGTCGGTCCGCGAGAAACACAGAATCAATATACGGATGCTTACAAGGAAGACCGGGATGCTCGATTCATCTCCGACCCGCATAAGCGCGCATACGGTACCGGTGAATACTGGGCCCCCGAGGGAAGCGGTCACTGGGGCGGATACGGCCGTGGCATGGTTGGCTTTGTTGATCCTGATGGTCGAAAGATTTCCGGCAGTGACATCGAAGACATCAGGCAAAAGCATTCCGCCCTCCGCAAGGAGATGAGTGCACTCATGGCTGAACTCGGTGAAGGGGTTCTCAAGGGTGAAGACCCCGCGAACGCTGTTTCTCAGATGAGGTCTCGAATCAAGCAAGCCGAAGACCGTCTCGGAGTCGCTGGAATGTTGGACAACGAAATGGGCCAGATTTACAGTCAGTGGCTGGACTATTACGGTGGTCTGAGCGCTGATAGCGCAGATCGTGATGCTGCTTGGACTTCATTCGAGTACATGCAGGATCTCACGCGCCTCGACTCCGGATATTACGCGGCATTCCTTGGCTACGACTACGTAACCCACGGTGGAGTGACACTTGTCCACAACCGTGGAACAGTCGCAGTTGCAGACGTCTCGCGCGCTATCAGTGCCGAGGAAGCAAACGAGTTGCTGAAAAAGGGCAAGGACGGCAGCGGAGTCGCTTTCCCAAGTTAGGATTAAATCATGGCTGAAGAAAAAGAAATGTCAGACTTTGCTCAGATGCACAACAAGTTGTCGCTTGTCGCCTCCTACCCTCCGTTCACTCTCGACGAAGAACTCCACAATGCATTCTTGGGACGCGTTCGGGAGGCAGAAAAACTCGAAGACTTCGAAGAGATCGTCAAAGAGTTCGAAGAAGAAATCGAAGATGCCGACATGTACCAAAAGAGGTACGGCGACGAAACTGAGGGTGCTTTCGAAGCGCAGAAGTTTGCCGCCGAACTTGCCGGAATCTCAATGGGCAACGATGACCTTGTAGTTGTGGCACCCGAGTTCCTAAGCCAGTACAAGGACTGAGCATGTCGGGGGAGGCCAAGGACAAGGCTTCCGCTTTACGGCGGGCAAGAGAACTTGGATGCTCCGGCGCCCACAAACACCCCGACGGCGGGTGGATGGCATGTGAAACCCATGAAGAGTACGAGCGCCTAGAAGCAGAAGAGACAGACGAAAAGTCTATTTTGTCTCGCGTCCGCGATTTTCAAAGCGTTCGTGATCGCAAAGGTCGCCGCAAAAAGCGCAAAAACAAGAAAACGTGGGAAAAACTTGGGGAACGTGGCGTCACATCGATCGACACCATCCCCGGCGTAGGACTCGTCTCAGGTTCAGTCGGCAAGGCCGCATCAGCCATCCCGCATGAGGGTGACGAAGATGTTTTCACCGATATTCGGTCTGCTCGCCGGCGAGCCCGCCAACTCGGGTGTATCGGTGTCGCTCGACGACGTTCACGTAACGGAACAACCGTCTGGACTCCATGCAGCAACATCACCGACTATTCCCGTCGAACCGGAACCACAGCCCTCGGTCGCCGTTATCAGGCTCGACTTGCCCGTCAGGAAGCACGCCGAATCGTTGAGGAAGAGTTCAAGAAGCAAAAGCGTCGCTACCGACGGAAAGTATCGCTACACGAAGAACTCAACGGAAAAGCACTAGGTCGACGGATCCAAAACTTTGACCCGAATGCCGTTGATGGTGATAACGATGGCATGGTTCAGGATGGAAGCGCATTCCAGCGTCCAGCCACCCCCAAAATGAGGGGTTTAAACCTTGGCGACACCACGAAACAGTGGAACAGGACGCTTTCTACAGAACCCGGCTACCTCAGTGAAGTGCCGGCTTCTGCGCTTTCCGGAATCTCTGAAGATAACCGAAAAGCATTTACGGAAATCCAAAGTGGGATGCGGAGCGGTCGAATTGGATCGGGTGGACGAGTTGCGGCCAAAAAGATTCTTGATCGCGTTGACGACCAGCATCGTGGAAAACCAGAAGGTTCAAGGACTTTGCATTTTGTTGGCGGAACCACAGGATCAGGAAAGACAACCCTGCTCGACAACGGCACACTTATTGTCCCTAAAGACACAGAAGCCGCAGTTATTGACCCTGATGAAATCAAAAAGGGTCTTGAGGGCTACGACAACGGCAGGGGAGCCAGCCTTGTCCATGAGGCATCACGTCAGGCCACCGACCGGACAATGGATTCTGCTCGCGATATCGGCGTAGATGTTGTCGTTACCGGCACCGGGAAACGCACAGAACACCTAAAATGGGCTAAACGTAACGGTTACAACACCACAGGACACTTCGTGTGGATCCCAGATGATGTTTCTGATGCTCGACTGGCGGAACGCAACCGAAAGAATCAGGAAAGCGGCGGACCAGTGCTTCCGGGCTACTTCGGCAGCCAAATTGCTGGCGAAATGCGTGCAATCGTCCCCCGCCAAATCACCCAAGGCCTGTACGACGAGTTTTATTTGTGGAACAACAATGTTCAACCGCCATCACTTATAGCGACAAGGTCGCTCGATGGCAAGTTCGAAATTAATGATGAAAACGCGTTTAAATCCTTCTTTGGTGAGCGCGGGGCACAACATGTGCTCGATTACTGGACCTCGGAGTCAAAAAAGCCCGAAAATTAAATACCCAAAAAAGTACGGTTGTTACACATAGGTAACACTGACATGTTGTAAATTAGATGTGATAGGGCGGGTGCTTACCTAGCGCTGTAATCCATTCACATCAAAAAATCCTTCCACAGGAGAAGATCCAACATGGCAGATACCAGCCGCATCAAGGAGTTGCAGACCGCTCTCCAGCAAAAGACCGCCGAAAACAAGGCGATCGCAGATTCATTCAAGGTCGAGGAAGGCGTGGTCGTTGTCGATCAGGCCCAGAAGACCGCTTTCGACCAGAACATGTCCGACATCAAGGAAATCAAGAGCCTCATCGCTGGCCTTGAGAGCCTGAGTGAGGCCGAGCAGTGGGGTTCCGAGCAGGCCTCCGAGAGCGTTGCCGCCAAGGCTGCCGCTTTCGAGCAGGTTCGCGAGGAAGTCGCTGAGCGTTTCGGTTCCGTCGGCGAGGCTTTCCTCGCTTCTGACGAGTTCAAGAGCCTTCAGGGTGGCCGCAACGGCGCGAACATGCCGTCGCCGTTCCAGTACAAGGGTGCCCTGACCACGGCTAATGGCTACAACGTCAAGGACATCTACTCGGCGATGCCTTCCGGCACTCCGGGTCAGTTCGGCTCGATCCAGCGCGATCCTATCGTGATCCCGCCGCAGCGTACTCGTCGCGTCCGCGACCTGTTCCCTGTGCGCACCACGTCGGCCGCCATTATCGAGTACTTCCGCATGACCGGCTTCACGAACAACGCGGCGACCGTCGCTGAGCGTGGCACCGACGGCGGTGGCAACCCGATCTTCGGCGCCAAGCCACAGTCGACGATGACCTTCGAGGGCGTGCAGGCCCCCGTCCGGACCATCGCGCACTGGGAAGCCGCGCACCGCAACGTGCTCGCTGATGAGCCTCAGTTGCGTTCGATCATCGACAACGAACTGATGTACGGCCTCCGCCTTCAGGAGGACGCTCAGATCCTTTCCGGTGACGGCACGGGCGAGAACCTGACCGGTGTTCTTAACACCGCTGGCATCCAGAACTACGACTGGGCCAACGGTGCGACCACTCCGGTTCCGGACACCAAGGCTGACGCGATCCGTCGCGCTGCTACCCTCTCGTTCCTCGCTTACTACGAGCCGACCGGTGTCGTTCTTCACCCGAACGACTGGGAGGACATCGAGTTGACGAAGGACAGCAACGGCCAGTACCTCGTCGCCGTGTCGGTCGCCCTTGGTGGCGAGCCTCGCGTGTGGCGTCTGCCGGTCGTCGAGACCCCTGCTATCGCCGAGGGCACCGCTCTCGTCGGAGCGTTCGGTACCGGCGCCCAGTTGTACGACCGTGAGCAGGCCAACATCCGGATTTCGGAACAGCACTCGGACTTCTTCGTCCGCAACGCGATCGTGGTGCTCGCTGAGCAGCGCCTCGCGATGGCTGTCAAGCGTCCTGAGGCCTTCGTCAAGGTTGACTTCAGCAACGGCGCTCCGGTTGCCGCTCCCTGATCCTCAGGGTAACAACTAACGGCCTAGAGCCGTAGGACAGTCCCCCGGGTTAGTCCCCGGGGGATTTTCCTATTTATGTACAATATGGTTGTGGCAAAGAACAGCAACGCAGATAATGACTACTGGGACGAGTACCGACGATACGGCAAAGACTTCCGTGGAAATGCCGAAGAACTTGAAGAACTCGCAACTGAAGACGATCGACATGTGAGGCTTGAAAGAAAAAGGAACGCCTCAAAATATGTTGATGAGTCTGGAGCCTGATGTACACCTACAAAGCACGTTTAGACCGGGTTGTTGATGGAGACACAGTCGATGTTGTAATCGATCTTGGATTCGACATCTTCCACAAATGTCGATGTCGGCTCTATGGAATCAACACCCCAGAGAGCAGAACGAAAGATCTTCAAGAAAAAGAACGTGGTCTTGCAGCAAAAGCCTACGTAGTTGACTGGTTCAACTGGAACAAGGACTGCTACATCAAAACCCAAAAAGATGGCAAGGGTAAATACGGTCGAATTCTTGCAAAAATCTATGCCGATGAAGAAATGACAGTTTGCCTCAACGAGCAACTACTCGACAGTGGCCACGCAGTCGAATACTTCGGCGGAGCACGATAACAATGAACGGGGAACCCGGATCGTGGGTTGACCCCGAAGATCATTATTGGAACTTGGACGGAACACCGACAAAAGCAATGTTGATCAAACGCCTACGTGAAAACGTCAAAATTGTTTCGCTCATGCCATGGACGTCAGATGTGTACGGGTGTTACCCGTGTGACGTTTACTGGGTCGACAACAAAACTTGCTGGTCGTGCGGCGACGAGGGGTTACTCCTCGCCGACGCACAAACCAAAGCAAGCATGGTGAAAGACGCCCACAGGGGCAACAGCATCACTTGATCGGGCATGCGCCAGTGGCGCAGTCATCCATGACAACTTCGTCAATGAACGATGACTGAACCAGCGGAACCGAGAAATCAATCTTGCCAAGCATTGACTCGTACTCTTCCTGAGTGCACTCCTCGTACGGAGGCAACGGGAAGTTGTGGTCCGAGTGAAGCAAGAACGAAACCGACTTGAGACCGTTCGTATAGTTCTCTGACATCCACTGCTTGATCTCGTCAAGTTCCTCAATGCGGTAGTAGACCGTCACCGACACGGCGTTGTCTGCCCACTCGGTCTGCATCTTCTTGACCCATTCCAACTGGGCAACTGCGGTCATGTCAGCAGCAAGAACAGCACCCTCAGGTGACTCACATGGGAACTCCACCACATAGCGAGTGCGATCTTCACGGCCGTCGATACCGATGTCCCACTTCACTGGGTAGCCACGCTTACGGCAAGCATCCACCAGCGGATCAGAAGAACCGAAACGAACGCGACGGACGTAGTAGCGGGCATACGCAGGGTGGACGCCCGGAGTGACACCCGGAAGAAGAGCGAGAGTTCCTGAAGGCTGAACAGTTGTCAAACGGACAGACTTGGGGAAGCCGTGCTCTTCCGAGTACTTAGCGTCCAAACCTTCAAGATATTCGTACACCGGATCAAGCCACGAAATCTGCTTCTCCGACGCCTGAAGGATTCCGGTCACAGACTGGCCGAGACGAGCGTTCTTGGAAACAATCTTCGTGGTCTTCTCGTACGGGTACGACATGCGTGTGATCTGCTTCTGCGTCATGTACAGCAGTTCAGAGATCTCACGGAACTGCGCCAAAGACTCGATGTTCGGAAGGAAGATCGTTGACAAGTTGCAAGACTCACCATCACCCAAGGCGATCTCGGCACACGGGTTGTAACCCTCAATCGTGGGGTCAGACTTCTTATGTCCAAGGCGACCGTATTGGCGAGCCAACTTGCGGTTCACGAAGCCGTATGGCTCTCCTGAACCGTCATACCCCTTCCAGACTTCAGGGAGGATTTCGTCCCATGAGTCCGCGTAAATCGAGTTGTTGGAGTTTGCACGCCATCCGGGAATCTGACCCGTTGACCAGTTCTTGGCACGAAGGAACAGGACGTCATCCGGGTCGCCGATTGCGATTTGAGCGGAACGACGGCTAGATCCAGAAACGACGATGCGACCAATGATGTTGCAGATATCAAGGACGTCGATCGAACGCAACTTCTTTCCAACACGAGCGTCCATCACCTTGCAAATGTCCTCGATGCCGTCGATTAGAGCGCCCGGACCAGAAGCGGTTCCGCCAAAGGTCTTCAAAGGAGCGCCGTATTCGCGGATAAGAACCGTTGAGTAGGAGAACGATTTGCCGGTATAGAAGTAGGACTTCAAAACCGAGTGAACGAGGCGGCTCCACCCTTGACGACTGTCGGGGACAATGACGTCGGCGTCGTTCGTCTTCTCATGAGTGATCTGAATACCAGCCTTCACCTTGGGGAGTTCGTGAATCTTTGCGCGCTCTACCGAGAAACCGACACCCCCACCCAGCATTAGGTGGTCGAAAAGGAACTCGAAGTCCTCAATCTTTTCGATGTTCACGAAGTAGCAGTTGTTCAGCGATGCCGCGTTGAATGCTTGAACCAGCGGAGTGCCCAACTGCCACAGGGCGCGACCCGAGAACGAACAGCGGAGATTGAACATGTGGTCAAACAACTGTTCTGCTTGCTTCTTGGTGTAGGGGACACCAATCTCAACAGCACCATCAATGACTCGCTTGATTGTCTCCGGCCACGTCTCGATCGTTCCGTCTTCTTTTGGACGGCTATACGTTCGCAGGTAGACGATTTCGCCCATTCCGTTAAAACCCCAAGGAGGTGTTTTTTGGGCGTAAGAGGCTAGGAATTCATCAGTTAGCAGGGTCATTTGGGTGCTCCGTAAGTTGTATTTGCGTGTAATTTTTCCGGGCTGTAGCACCCGTTAGAAGATTGTAGCGCCTCAGAAAATACTGAAAGCGTTAAGCCAATCCTAGATTTCTGGCTTCTTCAAGCGGTATGTGCTTTCCGGCTGGATATTTGAGAACTTTTGTTTTTGTAAAGGGCGTTATCTGGCGTTCTTCGTATATGTCCTCCTCAACCAGAAACGTTTGCTCTCCAACAAGACTCTCAATTTCGTTGAAGCCAGCGATGTGGATAGGGGGACCGGACTCGCCGGTGCAGTTACCATCTGCCCTGCCACAAACAGGGCACGGCTCACTTGATGCCTGTGACACACGAATCTCCCGGCCCCCGACCCAAACCGTGTCATTCCGACGGCCGATGCCAAAAGATCCGTATTCACCAATCATCCCCCCATCGTACACCACGGTGTCACTCGAAAATTTGGACGTTAAACCCGTTTTCGTCTAGTACCTCTAACAGCCTATAACGCTCATCGTCGTCAGGATCTTGGAACTCTTCCCTCAGCGACAGCGCCATCATAGCGGGGAATGGCGAATCTCGCAAAATTTTTCCAACACCTTTTGTGTAAGCGATCTTGTCCGCCCAAACAATGAATTTATTTGCCATGTACTGGTAGGGGGCGCTTATGAGTGTTGCTTCTGGTTCATAACCGTCAATAAGGGATACGTGCGTGACAGTCAAACATTCAGCGACGTCTTTATCGCCGGTGGCAAACGATTCAGCCATCGTGGCTGACCTCGGAATCTCGGGCGTCCGGTTGTGATAGCCCTCTGCAACCATTGTCAACTCCTCACAGCCAAAGTAGGCGCCCATCATGTGTAGCGCGCCAGACGAAATCGAAAAACGCTGCTCGATGCTGTCCTTCATGCGGTCGCGTTTCATCTGAACGATGAGTGCAAGCCGATGGTCGCTCCATCCGATAAAATTGAAAGGCACATCTTCGCCAACGCCAAACTCAGCAACCAAGGATTCCTTGGCTACTTGAGCACTGGTCAGTCCAAGTGCTAGTTTGGAGTATGTGTCGATGTAGTCATCCACACAGGAAGACAATAGTCCAAAACAACTCGACAACGAGGCAACCCACAATGAACACTCCAAATAAGAAGACCCCGGCGAAGAAAACGCCCGCAAAGAAAACGCCTGCGAAGGCGAAAGCGACGGCCAAAAAGACGCCAGCGAAAAAAACACCAGCCAAGAAAACGCCGGCTAAGAAAACGCCAGCAAAGGCGGTTGCTGACGGTGGCCCGAAGCGTCAAAAGCCAGCAGGTCCTTACAGCGAGCCGGTCGCGCCCAAGACAGTTGCTGCCCCAGAGCCGGCTGAAGAAAAGTTCGAAACGGTCGAAACGGTTCTTGAGAAGCCGTCTTGGATGTCGCGCCTCGTTATGCGGCTGAAGAAGTGAAAAACGAAAAACCCGAAGATCCCCAAGAATTGATGAGGATGGCTTCGCTCATCTCGGGAATCCACATTGACCGGATGACTCTCGAAAAGGCAAAACGAATAATCAAGCGCGCAAAAGGCGAGTAAACATGTTTCTTCGTGTGCAGGACGACTTTATTGAGTCGGACCTTTTCGATACTGTCCGCGAAGACGCGACGTTTTTCCCAGAAGACATGTCTGGGCATGACAACATCGGGGAGTTCCTTAACGAGTACCACTCAGAGGAATGTGACTGCTATGCCCCCTACATGTTCTGGGACGGCTGGTGGCGCTCACCCGCCAACACGAACCGCAAACGCGTTATCGAAGCCATCTGGTCATCACCCGGACTGCTTCCATTCCCACTCCAAGAAGTTGTCGGCTTTGAATACTGGACACGCACATTCGGCGTCGGACAGTTCTTGGCGCCCCACTGCGATGAAGACACTTTCCTGTATGCCTTCGAGGGGCAGTTTCGTGGCCCGAAGATTGGATGCGTATGGTACGGATCCAGCGAAGCGACTGGCGGATTCCTCGAACTACACAACAGTGTCGTACCCGAAGGCAAAGACCAGTTGGAGCGAGATGTAATCGACGAACACTTGTCGCCCATTGACGAACGGGAACGAATCAAGTACCGTCCGAACCGTCTAGTCGTTTTTGACGCTGGCCACCGCCTTCATGAAACGACAAAAACTACGAGCGGCAAAAGGCAAGTGATGGTCATCAACGTCTGGCATGAAAGCCAGCCACCAAGAGCCCTTACATCAGGTGAGTTTTTTCACGAATGAAACGCGTACCACTTATTGATCTAGGGATTTGGGTCGGTGAAATTAACGAAGTCAACCCCAATCAGATTGCATCCGACATAAAAAACTATGCTCAAACAATTGAGCAGGAATCCCCTGATTGCGGTCTAATTTCGCGCGGATTCGTTCAATTCGACGATCTGGTAATGCCAATAACCCCAGAAATAGTAAAACTAGAAGAAGCCGTAAAAACAAGGCTTTTGGAGGTCACCGGACGGGAATACTACATCCATGACACGTGGGCTGTAGATCTCGAATACAACCAGAGCGTCATCGCTCATTCTCACCACTCAAATCTACATTCCCACCCGCAAGAATATTTCAGTGTCACCTATTACCCACAGGTTCCAGACGGTTCCGCTGAACTTGTTTTCAACTACGACTACTGCAACATGATGAGCGGCACACTCGGCGTAAAACCGCAAGTTGGAACATGTGTTATTTTCAACTCGTTCATACAACACATGACTTCACGAAATAAATCAAAAGACTCGCGCCTCGTTGTCAGCCAAAACTGGGGTCCCACTAATCCAACTGAAGAACCCAACGCCGACTGGTCGGTATACTGGGATAGACCCGTAATAAGTGACCCAAAGCCGCACGGTAATGAAAAGTAGCAAGTCAATCCACGTCAATGAAAACTTTCTAAGTCGCGAGCAGTGCGACTGGTGGATGCGTTACTTCTCCAGAGATGGCTTTTACAAACTTGCCGGCCAACATCTAATTTTCGATCAACAGGCGTTCCCTGACATAACACCAGAAGCGGAACGAGATCCGTTTTACGCTGGCGAACGAGAATTGGTGGAAAGAATCAACGAAGCCGTTACCGACACGTTCGGCGAAAAAGTCCTGTCCGATCATTCCATTTCATTCAGAAAATGGGAAAAAGGTTTCAGATTGGTAGAACACAGTGATGCGTTCTATCAAAGGCACGAACTCGATCTTGCCGACAAATATCACAATCGGTTACCGATGGCATTTAATGATTACGCAACCATCCTGTACTACAACTCGGATTTTCAAGGCGGAGAAATACGGTTCCCGGACTGCGATCTCGAAATAAAACCAACTGCTGGAATGCTGCTGATGTTCCCATGCACTCACGTTCATGAGGTCAAAGAAGTGACTGACGGAGAACGATTTATGAGCGCCCACTTTTGGACACGATGCAAAACCGTCGCCATGGCAATAGCAGCGCCCGACGTTGGCGGCTGGGAAAAGGTCTACCGCAACCCGCAGGACGCACTTTTCATGCTTGAAAAAACAGAGTCAGAAAAACCACGAGACAACCAATGAACTATCGCGAGGCGTACCCACAACTTTTTATTTTCCCGGAATTCATTAGTGGCGAAGAACTCGAATTCTGGCAATCTCACGTTCGGCAAACATCATTTTGGAACGAAATTCCACCAAATGATCACAACGAAGATATCAACCAGCCAAATCACTACGCGATAAGTGCGCAAGCGATGCAGAATCCGAATCTTATCGAAGCAGAAAAGGTTCTGG